AAAACGTCTACCCAGGTATTGGTGCAGGCAGCCGACTTGCGTGATGCGGTAAAGAAGCTGGATGAGGGCATGAAAGGTACAATAGTCGATTACCAGATTGCATCGGTAGCGGAAACCGCCATCATGGATGTATATCCGTATGAGCCAAACGAGACTGAGGATGATGGTAATACAGAAGTATCCCGATTTATCAATAGATTCCCAGAGGGACAGTGTACAGAGGTCACAATTGGCGGCAAATCGGTTATTATAGACAAGACCGGAAATAAACCTAAAGTCATTCCGAACGGCAGTATAGAAAGTGAGGCTAAAAATGAATGATTATATCCCGGATTGGTATATCCCTAATAAATAACCATACTTATTAACTAAAAGCCCTCTGCTCACGCAGAAGTCCCGTGAAAGGTTCGGGTTAAGTGATTTAATTTCAGCTAACAGTTAACTATCCCGGTGTGGCTTGACCGCCTATCCGGGAACTATTTGTTAACCTGCCTGCCCGGTCTGTGAAGATAGGGAGGGCGAATATGGGGCGTAAGCACTGGCTGTGTTCCTTATTATGGATAAGTGCGCAATATACATTGTAAGGGCTTGTTGATTTATGAAGCTTCAATCGGCAAGTTAATCATGATTGCTGGCACTGCCCAATTATGGTTAGTGGGTTCGATTCCCCTACGCCCCTCATAAATGTGAGCCACACATAAAATGGCAAGGGTTAGTAAATAATGGTTGTGCCCCGGAGAATACGCTTCGGGGCTTTTAATTGGCGAAGATTATGAGAATAGACAAAATTAAGACAGTAGGTCAGCTTAGAAAGGTCATTGAAAATCTTTCTGACGATTACGAGATAGAAATGCGTATTAGACGTAAATTGACAGATGAAGACATAATCGAGTTGCATAAAAAGTACGGTAAGATATATCCTTATCCATACGAAACAAGTTATTCAGAGCTTGAATTTGATGATGTAGGTGTGTCTGACAAAGTATTATGCTTGGGAGTTGAACTAAAAGACGAATGATATGCCATACTACATAAATGCAAATTGAATGAAACTTACAATAACCAAATCCGAAGGTGCAATCATTCAGAAGCTTATTGCAGACCGAAAGTCAGACATTCATAATATTGGAGGTGACAGCAAGCAGGCAGAGCGTCTAAGTAAGTTGAACAAGAAGATTGCAAGGCAGATAAAGAAACAATACAAGGACATGAGTCCTTACGTAATAACTTCTGCGATTCTTATTACCTATGACGGAAAGAAGATACCGTTGGAAAACATAGAAAGTGAAATAATGACCCGACCTATCCAGTTGACTAAGGAGAGGATACTCGATGCTTTCTCCATGATGAAAGATAAGCCGGTGGATGTGGAACTTAAAATCAAGCATATATGATATGGAATATAAAGCTGCCATAAAAGGTAACGCCCCATCAAAGGCTAATTGCTACAAGATAGTAACCATTAACGGACACAGATGTTTGGCTAAGACTCCTGCATTAAAAAAATATGAGGAATCTTTTATTTGGCAGGCTGGAAAGTTGAGGGATTTGAATATAAACGAGCCGTTTGAGTTCCACATTGACGTGTATTATCCGAGCAAACGTAGTGATTTGGATAATGTATTGAAACTGCAACTTGACGTGTTACAGCGTATAAAGTGTATAAAGAACGATAATAACTGTTGCCTTATCCATGCACGCAAATTCGTTGATAAGGACAATCCTCGTGTCGAGATTGTGATTAAGACTTTGGATTAAAAAAATATAGTTTTCTTTTGGCATTTTGGTTTGAGTGTGTATCTTTGCGGTGTTTTCCCGCCAAGAAAACATCTTTATTAGCTTAGATATATGGATTTTTTATATCCATTCGACAGATTATATCTATAAATATAGGCTGTTCGTATTCCCTTGTGAACTATGTATCTTTGCTGATAGTAGTGTTTCTTGGCGGAAAACAGGGAAGCGGACAGCTTTCTTTTTATACATAACTCAAATTCTAATCACAATGCCAAGAAACTTAGAATTGGAGAATGGGAGAATAATATGTACCCCACAATCTACGTTAGTTGCTAACGAGAAAGCAACAACTCTATCCTTATCTTCTTCAACCGAAGAAATCAAACGCTATTTCAAAGCTATTTTAGAACTTTCAAAACTGAATGTTCCCTACCCTGTTAACCTTGATAGTTGCTGGATGCTTGCCTATTCAAGAAAAGATAATGCGACTAAAGAATTAACTAAAAACTTCATCCAAGACGTTGATTATCAAGTTTTGCGCCAAAAAGCGGAAAACCCAAAAGGCGGCAGACCAACAATAGAATACCACCTCTCCGTCTCCTGCTTAGAATACTTCATTGCCCGCAAAGTTCGCCCCGTATTTGACGTGTACCGTGAAGTCTTTCACAAGGTGAACGAGATTGCGCCAAAGGTTGTAAAATCAAGCGCAGCCGACAAGCGGAAAATCGCAAAGCTCGAAAAGGAACTGGAGTTTACGAAACAACTTCTCGAATGGACAAGATGGAGCGAACGCAGGGAGATTGAATTAAAATGCTCGTGCTTCTCTTTCCTCGTAAAGACGAAGCAGTACGATAAGTGGGCGGAATACAGAAGAACGGGGATAGTCAAGAAGTAACAACCATGATTGAAATACTTATCGTGTTTGGTAGTCTTTTATCGGGCTACCTCACTTTCCGAAAAAAGGGAGAGAAACTTTTCTATTGAGCAAAATCTAAAAAATTAAATATTATGAATACTTCAATTATTAAATTCGATTACAACGGAAATATAATTCCTTTTGAGAAAGGGAGTGATGTTATGGTAAACCTTACGGCTATGGCGAAAGCCTATCCCGATAAGAATTTATCCACAATTGTTAACTCGCAGGAAATCAGCGATTATTGCACATCACTTTCCAAACTAAAAAATTTTAGTTTGGCTGATTTACTGATAGTTAAGAGAGGTGGAGATAATCCAGGCACTTGGGCACACCGTCTTGTCGCTATTCGTGTTGCACAAAAACTAAATTCCGATTTAGCGGTATGGGTGGATATGAGAGTAGATGAGCTTCTTAAATACGGTATGACCGCCACGCAGCCAACTTTGGAGCAGATGATAAACAACCCCGACCTTGTTATCAGCCTTGCCACGCAGTTAAAGAATGAGCGTGAGGAAAAGCAAAGAATGGCTTGCGAAAATCAAATTCTCAAAGAACAGAACAAAAATATAATTGAAGAAACCAAACCTGCTGTAACCTTTACAAACGCATTTAGTGGAGCGGAAAATTCATGCCTTATCGGAGAGCTTGCAAAATTAATTGCGCAGAATGGATACGATATAGGCGAAAAAAGATTGTTTGCATGGATGCGTAAAAACGGATATTTGGGCAAGCATGGAGAAAGATATAACGTGCCAAATCAGAAATACATAGAACAAGGGTTGTTTGTAATCAAAAAAGGCGTACGCTCTGGAAGTAATGGCGTTTTACATACGACATTGACTACAAAAGTTAGTGGCAAAGGACAAGTTTACTTCGTGAACAAATTTCTTAATACCATATAGAAAGTAATAATATGAAAACAATAAAGCAGCAATCAGAAGAGTATGCGTTGAAATATCCTTCCGAAATCCGAAATGAAATAGCGAAAGCATGGATAGACGGGAGAAACTCAATAAGGAAGAAAGAGGTACTTGACCTCTATTTCGTAGAGGAAGAATACAAGGATATATTCATATACTGGCTCAACTACAAAAAAGAGAGGGGGCAGCCATACAAGCAGACCGGAGCAGAGGCATGTTACCGGAAGCTATTAACTCTTTCGGGAGGTGACAAGCAGATGATGATTGCAATAATAGAGCAAAGCATGAGTAATAATTACCAAGGGTTATTTCCACTAAAAGACAATGGGAACAGAAATCACACTAACAAGCAAGGAAATAGCGGTTCTATCTTCCAGGCAGCTGATTGCTATCTGCAAGAACATCAGTAATGAGATAACTTCCATAAGCCAAGCGATAAACGCACCTCCCATACAATTATCACAATGGAGGAAAGATAACGAAACCTGCATAAAGGCGGTTCTTGTAAAGTTCATAGAAGGTACTCTGTTGTTTTACGGCCGTAGCCGCGAGGATATGAATGACTATCAAGTAGCATCCATTGTAAACTCTATCCTTGACAAGTATTATTATTTCAGAATTGAGGACGTTTGCCTTTGTTTTAAACGGGCAAGGGAAAACTCATCATACGGTGGATTTTATGGCAAAATAGACGGTTCTGTCATCATGAGCTGGTTTGCCACTTACGATAAGGAGCGGGATGAAGTGATACACTCAATGCCGGAAGAAAAAATTAATGTTTTTACTGGAGAAGAGTATAGCCGAGAAGAGTACATTGAGATGTTGAAAGCTAAGATAGCCGGTGGAGACCTGTACGCAAACGAAGCATTGCGGCGTGTTGGTACATTCGAGCGTATAATGTTTGATAGACGTGGAGAGTATGCCAGTTATAAGTATTGGCGAAAGCATAAATTTGACAATAAAGTATGAGACTTACAATATGTTGGACGACAAGAGGCAGGCAAAGACGCTTTTACTATGATATATGCAAAAAGTTTGGCATATCGGATTACATGAGTGTTAATCATGAGACGCCATGCGATATAAGGGATGAAGATATGGAACTGTTGAAGGAATGCGAAAAACGAGGGTTTATCCAAATAAGAAACAAACGGTAAATAATCATGGACATAGAGATTGAAAAGAAAATCGAACAATTGGAGTGGCAGCGTGACAATGCAATGCGCATACGCTGCCCGTTGGTGGCAAGGAAGTATCAGCGCATGATTGATGAACTTGCAAAAGAGAGCAGAAACAAGAATATGAACAAGGCAGAACAGACAAGGCAATGACTACCGACACGGCAAATCAGATAATCAGCAAGTATGAGAGCCTTGTAGTTCTGTGCACCTACAACATATTGCTCACGAACGACATCTGTTGTGGGCAGGTTATCGAGTGCCTGCATGCGATGAAGAGAACGCCTTATTACAAACAGGCATTCAAGCGGTATTTGAATGATGCCGATAAGGCAAGAAAGGAATACGAGCGTACTGTAAACAGCGTTATCGGTTCAGACCGGAGCGAGTTTTTCGCCGACTGCAACGACAAGTACACGGAAGAAGTGAACAAGCACGTGGATATGCTGTATTGGCAGTTCAAGCAGGTTCTCGACGATAACGGCATACCCCATTCCGCAGAGATTGCAAGGTTCGAACTTGCAAGGACATTATGTGATTACGCCTGCATCCAGTTTGACGAAAGGATTAAAGAGCTTCGGAAGAAAGATTCACGGTTTAACGGGTTTACGTTGGAATACCTGAAGCTTTCCAATGTGACAAGGATGATGAACCTTGCTTCCGACTGTTTGAAAATCGGGAAAACAGTCAATATGAACACAGAGCGGTGTACAGCAGCGTTTGATGTGCTGGTAAGAAAGCTGTCGGATGCGGATAATATTGCCAACGCGATAAAAGTTTAGTGAGATGAAACTTATTTATAACCTTATAACCCTCCTCATGGACTGGCTTTCGGTAGAGGTCGGAGCGGACGAAGAGTGGTTTTAATAGAAAGAATAGTTATGTTGGTAAATTACATGCAAATATCCTATGCGTTAGGTATAACAGTATTAGAGGCTAAGGCAAAGATGGCGCCTCATTTGGGAAAATGTGTAGATGTTTTTAAGAATAAGGGGTGTGACTCGATGAGAGATATTATCAAGTTAATCAATAAAGAGGATGTGGTAGAAAGTGCTGCTTTAAATGAGAGGTTCAATCATCCTTCCATGAAAATTGATGGCAAAGACCGTATTGAATACACTATTAATAGCCTGAAAAGAGGCGAAGGACTTGCATTGTTGACAAAAAAAAATAGTTGAGGATATGTCTTGTTTAAAAGCCGGAAAGATAGCAGGTAAGTATAGACCTTTATTGTATATACTTACAAAAGAAGACATTGATTCTATTAACAGTGTTATTCGCAAGAAGCGCAAAGAATACCTATATTTTGGTGGAGTTTTCAAAACAAAGAAAGCGAATAGTAAAAGATAATATGAACATCCATCAGACAGTTCCCCGTTCGGATTGTACCTCTTTCGCGAAATGTGGCAAGCACTCACTTGCCTATTGCCGAAAGTACGGTGCATCCGAATGCGGTCTGTGCGAGATAGTGAAGCGGAAACCGAGGAACCGGGTGATGGTGGACGGGGTAGAACGCAAGGTGTGCAGCCGCTGCAAAAGACAGCTTTTACTATCCTACTTCTATGACAGGACAATCTATCGCAACGGAAAGGCGTATCACATCAAGACATCATGGTGCAAGATGTGTGCTTCGGAAGACAATCGGGAACGGAATAAAAGAAAGAAATGAAAACAGTTAAACTTTCCAATTTAAAAGTCGGCTACCTTTTCATCCATAAAGGAACGGTGTACGAGATTATTACAAAGAGTAAGTGGACTTCCCAATGTAGGTATCTAAATGATAAATATCGCTTCGGTGGTTGGTGTCAATACTTGTATTGTGATTTTAGTAATTACACAAAAGTGGAAATTTAATATTAACATATTGATTATGAAACGAAGAATAGAAAAAAAGATGCAGAAACACCCGCACAGATACAAATTGCATCAGTATTTGAAGTATGCCCGCCAATGGTGTTTCGCTCTGGCATATAAGGGTAAACTATACACGTTGTTAGACGATGGTAGAATTGTAAAGGAGATTTAATATGAAACAGACAACTATCCCCGCTTTTAAATATTGGCTCCGGATACACGGTTTCCGCTTAGAATGGTTCGGTACCGGAACAAAAAACAATCCAATCAAGATTAAATCAAGAAAAAGAAATAAGATATGAAACAGAC